CAAGTACTCGCACTCCTGACCGGCATTGTCATAGAGGTAAACGCCTTCCTCCTGTGTGTCAGGGTCCTGCGCCATCAAAGCGAGTTCCCGATAGAGGAAGCCCTCCTCAAGCTGGCTGTTGTCCAGCGTGACGACCACGGCACACTGTTTCGCGTCATCCGTAGTCAGGATACCGTCGATCAGCATGGAGTGCCGCTCGTTGACAAGCTCTGTGCGGTTAATCATGGAGCCGTTGCCCAGCAGGCCGTCTCCGATAGCTACACGGGTAAAATGGATGCCCTTGCCTTGGTGCCGCTTGGTCTCAATCGTCTGGCCGAAAGTCGTGAGCTTCAGTTTAGTGAATGCCATATCTCTTACTCCTGTTCAATCGTCATCTGCCTGCCCCGCTCTATGGCTGCCGCCAAGTAGAGAGGGGCTTCATACCGCTGTTCTTTGGCAAGGTGCAGGAGGGTCCGCGCTGGCTTGATCTTGTTCAACTCTTGCAGGAGGAGTGTCCGGTCATCCAGCACGATATTCCCTCCGATAAACCAAACAGTGGCCTCCGCCCAGTGATCCGGCTTTTCCCCCGGTTCAATGTTGACTTCGTCATATCCGAATGCCTGGGCCAGATAGCGGATGCCGCTGTTCAGCCCAGCCATCTCTGAGATTGCTCCCTTCATGGCAAGGCGACGGCGGTAGTTGTCCACCGTCTCCCCCTGCAGGCGGAGCATATCCCGGTCCGCACCATGGACTGGAAGCATCGCGTCCGAGCAGGTGAGCACAGATGCCTCTTCCCGGACCTGCAGCAGCGCCTCCTTGCACTGGTCAAAGGACCGGCCCATCACCTTGAAGAAGATGTAAAACTGATTTAGAGACTGACGGCCCCGCCGCAAAGGGCTGAAGAGCAGCGTGTACATATACTCTCCAAAGGTTTTGAACATGTCAAACGCCCTCCACCGTGACCGTGATCTTCCCAGCCATGATGACTTTCTCTTCTGTCAAAAAGACATCCTCCGCAGGAGTGGTCACGGTCACGTTTCTCACCGTGGAGATGTCGCTCTTGATTTTGTGGATGATGTCTGCGTGGGTCAGCTCATTGAGGGAATCGCCACGGTTGCGCAGCTTCAGCAGATCCGTGATCGACGCCTGCACACGCTCCGCAAGACCATCCTGATTAAGAGAGCTGGCGACCGTGACAGTGACCGCTACATCCTGATCGACGATCTCCGCACTCTTGACCAGGACATCCGTATCAGGCTCCCGGATCTCCTCGCAGACCTCCCGGCACTTCTCCAGAAGGTCCTCGGTGGCCGTCCCGGCTTCGGAGGTTATAATGATATCCACGGTGCCCTGTCCTCTCGGGTGCTGATCTTTAACGGTGACATAGAGGACGCCGGCGATGGCGGAGCAGACGTTGATGTAGGTGTCCCGCAACGGCACAAGAGCCAGCTCGGACCAGGAGCGGAGCGTGCGCTCTCTGGCACTCTCATCGTCCTCCGTGTCGCTGCCTTCCCGGGTGATCCAGCCGGAGCCATTGGTTATAGACACATCGCCCAGATAGGTGAGTGTCCTGGTGATCTGCCCAGCCGGAACATTATAGCGGGCGCCCTCCGCCTCGGCCTCCACCGGGATATCCACGGATGAGGCCCCTTTCTGGAGGGTGGTCTCCTGCAGGGCCACAAAGCGCAGCTCATCGCCGTTGATATCCTTAATGCTCTTGAAGATATGGCCCTTTGGAATTTTGACCGCCTCTCCGTCCGAGGCCGTTCTGGAGACCGTGACCACGCCCTGCGTCTTCTGTGCCAGCTTGCGGGTTTTGGAGTAGTCGGACATCTTCAGGTCCAGCCAGGCGCCGGATGCGTGGCTCACGAACATCTGGTTCAATACCGTCCGGCAGAGTTCCAGGAGTTCGATCTGGATGCGCAGGACGATCATGAGGAGCGTGTGGAAGACGCCGCCGGAATGGAAGTTTGTGATGGCGAAGCCGGCGTCAGACAGCTCCTGGATCCGTTGATCCTTCAGCTCCGTCAGATCCGGAACAGGGATCACCTGATCTAAAATCTTTTCATCAATCAATGACAGTCACCTCCAGATTGACCGGGTCGATGATAATGTGCAGACTGTAGGACGCCTCCGTGTCCGCGGCCTGGAAAGAGCCGTAAATATGAAAAGCGTCCTTTATAAGCCCCACTTGGACCTGTACGCTGTCCGGAATGATTTCCTCCCGTTTGAGCAGGCCGCTCCTGACCCGCTGCGTGATCTCCAACCGGGTGATCTCATCATCTTCAGACTGCAGGAAGTCGTAAAGGCTCCAGCCGAAGTCCTCGTCATAAAACAGCTCGCCCTTCTGCGTCTGCGCCTCCAGGATGATGGATTGCAGGAAGCAGTCCATGCCGGAGCAGAGAGGGGCGCCGCCATCCGCTGCCTGGGTGAGCTGTCCATCCTCATCCAACCGGATGTCCGTGTCGTACAGACCAGTCACAGGACCACCTCCCCGATGATGACCGGCGTAAGATCTCCGAAGGGGAGCGCGATGGCCGCCAGTGCCCCGGCCTGGAGCTGTATTCTGGAGCGAACGCCGGGCAGGGCCGGGAAGCTGCTGTCCTCGCTGCCGAAGCGGTCCACCACCGTCAGGGTGTACTCCTGCCAGCGGCCTACAATATGCCCCCGATAGCTGGTGCCGCCCTCATCGTTGTGGATATCCAGCTCCTCCGCCTCGTAGGTATCCGAAAGGGTCTTCACGGCGGATACACGAGCCAGGAGGATGGCGGGCGACGTCAGATAGGGATAGTCCCGCTTGAGGATGTCCCCGACCACAGCCTTGACAAACCGCTCCAACTGCTTTCCCATGGCGGATCCCTCCTTCAGAAGTAAATATGGGTCCGGATGAAGCCCTCATCGTTGGTGAGGTGCCGGACCCGGATCACCTCCACCTCGCCCGAGATACTGGGATGGCTGACCTGGACGCGGTGGGAGTGACGGACAAAGGGCGCGGACACCGTTTCGAGGTCCCAGAGGCTGCCGCGCCGGGCGAGGCTCAGGATATTTCGCCCTGCCTCAAAGGTGTAGATCATGGATTGCTCCGGCTGCCTGCCCCAATAAAAAATGCCGCCGGAGAAGAAGTACGGGACTTGAAGACCCCAAGCGGCCGCCACGGCATCCAGCGCCTGTACGCCGCTCTGCTTTCGGATGGAGAGGCGCTTCCGTGCCGGATAGACCATGGACGTCAGCTTCAGCTCCGCAAGGCCCGCCTGGGCCAGGATGTACCGGACCACTTCCTGGGGCGTCGTATCTAAAAAGGTCTCGTTTACAGTGATGTCCTCCAACAGCAGCATGGGGTCCCTCAGCACGATCTCGTTGGCACTGGAGCCAGTGCTGTACGGCTTGGCGACATAGCCGGTGAAGACCTCATCGAAGGCGCCGCCGTAGCCCAACAGGATCGTGGCCGGCTCCAGGCGGGAGATGCTGATCTCCGGCTTGAAGCGGTCTGTGAAGCGGATCTTCGCCCAGTCCATGCGGGAGTCCCTGGCGGAGGAGACCTCAATCTCAATGCCCTGCTGGAAGGTGTAGCCCCCGGCCTGAGCGGTGATCCGCGGATAGAACAGTTCCAACGTCTCCATGTACTACTTCCTTTTCAGCTTTGACAGGACTTTGGCCGTATCCGCGTCATCCACGGCAGGGGACTTGCCCCGCTTCTTCTGCAGCGCCGGCGTGATCTTCCCCGGCGCCGCGCCCCGGTCGGAGCTGAGATAGCTGGAGTAACTGCTGTCCAATGTCCCAGCCGAGCCGCTGCCGGAGCTGCCGCTCTTCTTGCCGGACGAAGTGCCGGAGGATTTTACGGCCTGGATGGTCTGTGGGATATACTCCCACAGCTCCAGGGTCACGGAGAAATAGCTCTTCTTCTGTTCGGCCTTGTGGTTGAGAGATTTGAACAGGACCTTGTCGATACCGTGGGCGGCCGCGTCCTCACACACGATAGGGATCGGCTGCGGCACACCCTGACCCTCTTTGCGGAACACCGCCCGGAGCGTCTCCAGGCGCTGATACTTGGTCTGCGTGTCGGTATCGTCCACCACCAGCTCAATGTTGATTTTGGCATCCTCGTAGCCGGTGGCTTGCTTGGGCTTGGCGGAGCTGCCCTCCACCTCCTGCTCGTCGATCTGCGCCGACTCCTTGACCTCGATGCTTTTGACAAGGCCAGGGAGGACGACTCCGTTCAGCTTGATGGTATTGTCTTCCACAAAGATCATGAGAGCCGTCCCCCTTCCTTACGCCAGCGCGAAGTCGGTCTCCGGATCATCATCCGGATCCTCGCCGCTGTTGATTTTGT